TGAAGCTAAATACAAAGCAGGTTTATATTATTCTCCTTCTCGCCAAAAAACCCATACATCAGAAGGTGATTGGGTAAAAGCACATTATATTAACGAAGAAGGACTTCAAGAAGTACGAGATGCTTTCCAAGGATATTTTACCTATATTGAAGACTTTATTGAAGATATGAAAAAAGTATTTCCAACATTGGGAGATGATTGGGGTATATATGTTCCTGAAGTAAAATACCTCTCACCTGAACCACTTGTAGATTATGATACATTAGCTCTTGCTGATTTTAATAATGTACACTTTGTAGGTGATGCTTTAAGTGCCCGAGGGATTACAGTATCAGGAGCACAAGGAACATATGTTGCTGAATATATTATTCATTGCCATGATGAAGAATTATTTGGTCATTTAGCGGATGCTAATTATATTGGTGGATTAACAATGCCTAAAAAATAAAAAATGGAAAAAGATAATAAGTGGCCAAAACCAACACGAACTAGGACTCCTGATGGTACCATTTTACATCACTGGGATGGTAAATTACATAACTGGGAAGGACCTGCTCTTATACCTGAGGGTGTAAATCGCAATAGAGAATATTATATTTACGGAATTAGATACACTGAAGAAGAGTGGAAAGAAATCAAACGAGATAGGAATGGAGTACCATGGTACAAAAATCCCGCAATGAGAGAATCAGCACGTCAAGGAGGATAAAATAATATTATTATGAAAATAGGTTTTTGTGGAACAATGTCGGTAGGTAAAACAACGCTTGTGAATGCGTTGAAAGAATTACCTGAATTTAAAGGATATAATTTTGCTACTGAACGTAGTAAGTATCTTAGTTCATTGGGTATACCATTAAATCATGAAACTACTATTGAAGGTCAAACTATATTTCTTGCAGAACGTGTAACTGAATTAATGCAAGAAAATCTTATTACTGACAGAACAATTATTGATGTTATGGCATTTACTAATTGTGCTAAAAGAGTAAGTTACTTAGATAGTGATGCATTTAAAGAATATGCTAAGCGATTTATAAAACAATATGATTTTATATTCTATATCTCACCAGAGGGATTAGGTATAGAGGATAATGGTGTTAGAGAAACAAATGCTGAATATAGAAAAGAAATTGATGAAGAAATTCAAAAATTATTGTTTGAATGTCGTCCTATTTTTTATACTATTAAAGGATCGACTGATGAGCGTATTGCGCAAATTTTAAAAACCATTGAATGTTGATATTTATTGGTAGATGAAATTTCAACTTACCATATATGGGTTAATTTTTTTATTAGGAATGTTGATAGGAGGGGGAATAATTTGGTTTATAGTAAATGATTTTGTAAATAAAGCTAAAATAGAAGCTGAACAAAAATTTAATGATTTACTTGATCAAGAAAAATCTAAATATTCTACTAAACTTTTAAATTTAGAATCTTCAAAAGAAGAATTAGAATTATTAGTAAATTCAACCCAAAATGAAATAGACAGTTTAAATTTTGCTATTTCAACTAGAACTAAAGAGTTAAATAGACTAAAAAAGGATTATAATGATAAAGTATCTAAAATTAATGGTATGTCTCACAATGAGCTTACCACTTTTTTCTCAAACCGCTACGGATACTGATTCTTTAATTAGTATTCCTACAAGTTATGCTCGTCAAATTGCTGGTGAGCTTACTTTATATGATTTTTGTAAACAAGAAAGGGATTCATTAAAAGTAGAAATTAATGATCTAAACTCTACTATATCTTTAAACCAAATTTTACTAGAAGAATATAAACTTACTACCGACTCTTTATTTAAGGCAAATAAAGAAATTCTTAATCAAACTTCTGCTTTACAGGTAGAAGTTACAAACAAAGAAGAAAAAATTACTAAGTTAAGGAATACCCGTAATCTTACATTTTTAACTACTATTTTAACGGCTGTGCTTCCTGTTATACTAAAAAGTGAGTGATTTAAAACAAATAATAAGGCAAGAATATTTAAAGTGTGCCCAAGATCCTGTACACTTTATGAAAAAATACTGTATGATTCAACACCCCCAAAGAGGTAGAATCAANTTTCANTTATATCCTTTCCAAGAAAAAGTTTTAAATTTACTTCAAGATAACCCTTATTCAATTATCTTGAAATCCCGCCAATTAGGTATATCTACTCTATCAGCAGGATATTCTTTATGGTTAATGATTTTTCATAAGGATAAAAATATACTTTGTATAGCTACTAAGCAGGAAACTGCTAAAAACATGGTTACAAAGGTTAAATTTATGTATGAAAATTTACCTTCGTGGCTTAAAGTAGATTATGAAGAAAACAACAAACTAACACTTCGATTAGCAAACGGTTCCCAAATTAAAGCAACTTCAGCATCAAGTGATGCAGGTAGATCAGAAGCAGTTTCACTTTTGTTAATTGATGAGGCAGCTTTTATTGAAAATATTGGTGAGATTTGGGCTTCAGCTCAACAAACACTTGCTACTGGTGGTGGGTGTATAGCATTATCTACTCCTTATGGTACGGGTAATTGGTTTCACCAAACTTGGGTTAGGGCTGAAGCTAAAGAAAATGAATTTTTACCTATTAAATTACCTTGGTTTGTTCACCCTGAACGAGATCAAGCATGGAGGGATAGGCAAGATGAATTACTAGGAGATCCTAGAATGGCAGCACAAGAATGTGACTGCGATTTTAGTACTTCTGGTGATATTGTATTCTACCCAGAATATATCGAGTATATAGAAAAATCTACAGTCAGAGAACCACTTGAAAGACGTGGGGTAGACCAAAATTTATGGATTTGGGAACCAGCTGACTACTCTAGACAATACATAATTTCAGCTGACGTAGCTAGGGGAGATGGAAAAGATTATTCTGCATTTCATATTTTTGATTTAGTAAATGCTACTCAAGTAGGTGAATACAAAGGGCAAGTATCAACTAAAGACTTTGGTAATATACTTACAGCAATAGCTACAGAATACAATAATGCTTTATTAATAGTAGAAAATGCTAACATAGGATGGAGTACTATTCAAACCATAATTGAACGTCAGTATCCTAATTTGTACTATTCACCTAAATCAGATGCAGTAAGTGTAGATTCATACCTACAAAACTATGAAAATAGTTCTAATATGACTGCTGGGTTTACTATGTCAACTCGAACCCGTCCAATGGTTATAGGTAAATTTCAAGAATATGTTGCTGACAAAGGAGTTACCATACAATCAAAACGTTTAGTTGAAGAAATGAAAACGTTTATTTGGAAGTATGGGAGAGCAGAAGCTCAAACTGGTTATAATGATGATTTAATAATGAGCTTTGGTATCGGCTTGTATGTACGAGATACCGCACTTAAATTTAGACAACACGGAGTAGATGTTACAAAAGCAGCTTTAGGCTCTTTCCATAAAACAACAACTAATTATCAAGGAGCTTATTTTTCTACAGGACAGGATAACCCCTACCATATGGATAATGGAAAAGGAGGAACTGAGGACTTTAGTTGGCTTCTGTAATATTTATTCATATATTAATATACTATGGCTGATACTAGCGTATTTACAAGACTAAAAAGATTATTTTCTACGGATGTATTAATTCGTAATGTTGGTGGTAACAAGCTTAAAGTATTAGACTTTAGTAATTACCAACAAACAGGGCAAGTTGAAACTAATTCAATGGTAGATAGATTTAATCGTCTATATACTACCAACCAAATGCCTGTTTACAACCCAGCATTAAATTATCAAACTTTAAGAACTCAACTTTATTCTGATTATGAAGCAATGGATACTGATGCTATCATTGCTTCTTCTTTAGATATATTAGCAGATGAATCTACCCTTAAGAACGCTATGGGTGAGGTTCTCCAAATCAAATCCCCAGACGAAAATTTACAGAAAATTTTATATAACCTCTTTTATGATGTTTTAAATGTAGAATTTAATTTGTGGATGTGGATTCGTCAAATGTGTAAGTATGGTGATTTCTTCTTAAAACTTGAAATTGCCGATCAGTTTGGAGTTTATAACGTAATCCCTTATACAGCATATAATATTGTTAGAGAAGAAAAACTTAGTGAATCTAATAATCATGATGTAGAAGTTAAATTTAAATTTGACCCTGATGGTTTAAGTGGAGGTGGGGAATATGGTGGTTATTTTGGAGGATTACAAAGTGCAGGAGGTAATACAAATAGTAGAGCTATTTACTTTGATAACTACGAAATAGCCCACTTTAGACTTTTATCAGACGTAAATTATCTCCCATACGGTAGAAGCTATATAGAACCCGCACGTAAATTATTTAAACAATATGTGTTAATGGAGGATGCTATGTTAGTACACAGAATTGTACGTGCTCCTGAAAAGCGTATTTTTTATATAAATGTAGGTAATATCCCACCTGCTGAGATAGAAAACTTTATGCAAAAGACTATCTCAAAAATGAAGCGTACTCCTTATGTTGATCAACAAACTGGAGATTACAACTTAAA